AAAGCATCATAGAGTTTGCGAAAGAATGTCGTGTTATCAATTTCCGACGTTGCTGCCCATTTACGGACGGACGTAAAGTCTTTTTCTTTCAAATGTTTGACAATCTGTGTTAGAGAAATATCACCAATCTGAGAGAGGATGCCTACATCAATCTTGCCGAGTTTGGAATAGCGTTGAAGTTCATTAATAACACGACGAAAATCTGGAAAGTGTTTCTTGACTACTTCAGCAATTACCTTTTCGTCAAATTCCACTTTCTCTGTGTTTAGTATGTGTATGATGCGTTTGAAAAACGCAGATGCCATTTGTGTTTTTTCACCATTCTTCAAACCAAATTCAATCACCGCACACCGACTGTGTAGTGGATCAATGATTTTGTTTTTGTAGTTACAAGTGAAAATGAAAGAACAGTTTGAAGCAAACTCTTCAATCGCATTACGCAGAATTGCTTGTGCGTTTGGTGTTAGATAATCTGCTTCATCTAGAATGATGACCTTACGACCACCAGACAATGAAACGGATGAAGCATAGTTCTTAATTTTGACACGAATTGTATCAACACCGTTCTCATCAGAACCATTGATTACCATGTAGTCGCAACCGACTTCGTTGCACATTGCCTTGGCGATTGTGGTCTTGCCTACGCCCGCTCCACCAGCCAGAAGAAGATTTGGTATCTCCTTCTGATTCACGTACTCTTGAAATACTGCTTTCAAACGTTCTGGTAGAATACAATCTTCCACTGTTCGTGGTCGATGTCTTTCTGTCCACAATAAATGTTCCATGTTTTTCTTTCACAAAAATCATAATGTAATATATTATATCAGTCAGCATTCAGCCTAGCAAGCACTTCAAGATAACTTTCTTTTACATGCCAATCAATGTTGTTGACACCGTAAATAACAGTTCTTGCTTCTTGATTTGGAATAGTTTTGGCAGACTCAAACACCGATGCGATAATTTCTTTGTTGATGGCAATAGATTCACCATCAAAAGCGGTTGAAGCATTTGTGAAAATAACGAACTTACCCATGATTAACCTTTCTCAAATTTTGAACCAGTCTCAGTAGCAATCCAGTATTGTAGATTCAGAGTTTTATGTCTGAAGTTTGAAATACCTTTTGAGGAGATTTTCACTTCATAAGAACCAGAAATCATTTTGATATTCTCAATCTTAAAAATCATTTTATACTTGTCGCCGTTGCCCTTGGCAATCTCAAGTGAATCTGTATGTGCGGCATCATTAGTCATGTCAAGAGCAATGACATAAACGTTTTGACCGTCAGACTCAACTGCCATATAGCTTGACGATAGAACACCCGCCGCTTTCATAATCCAATCAAAGTCTTCTTGCTTCAAATCAAAAGAGATTTCAGCATCTGGCATTGAAATTGGTTTATCTGGAGCAGCAACAATCATGTTAGGCGCACAGAAACGATACTTGATTTTGCTGCGACCTTGTAAACCAGAAATCAAAATGTTGCTTGTATCAAACTCAATTACAGGATCATCTTTGTGTAATGTTAGAACAGACAGGAAGTTGTTCAGATCATATACACCAAACTCAGCAGGAATTTCTTCATTGATTGTTGCTTCAGCCATCACATTCTTGTGTGGAGATACTGTCCGAAGTATTTTACCTTTCTTGAACAGAATACCCTGATTGATAGCAGCAAAGTTTTTCAACACCGAAAGTGTTTCATTTGAAAGTTTCATAATTTATTTCCTCGTCAAATCATGGTTATGTAAAGCCATTATAGCATAGTGTACAACTTTCATCAAGTCATCACGATTGTAACCATTCTTTTTACCATATCGTTGTGCGTATTTGATGATGTTACCAATAAAGAATCCTTCACCGTGCCCACAGTCAATGATGAATTCGGAAGTTTGAAATTTGTTTAGTGAGTAGTGTTGACCGTATGTCTTATCGACGTATTCTTTTACATCTTTAAGAATACGGTCTTCACTGTACTTGTAGTCGATCACAATCTACCGGTATACTGAGCAACAGCGGGCATGTTGCCAGTAAATGCGTATGTACCAATATGCTGCGTCTTCATCCATGGACACAACCAAACTTGTCCACCAATCTTACGCCACATCTGACAGAACATATAATCTTCTGATAGATAACGTTCAGAACCACCACCGACACACGAATCAACAGTATCAATCACTGTGTCGAAGTAAGCATGAATGTAACGTGAGCCATCGAAGTGTGCTTGTCCAACATGATCAGGTTTGTATTTGATTTGAGGATAAGCATCTTTCATTTTATCAAATACATCACGTTTGATCATCATATGACCCGTACCAATTTCCATTACTTCTAATGGATCAGATACTTGAAATTGTTGTGTGCCTTTTACTACATTAAACACATATTCACCAACAAGATTTTCAAGTTCTCTTGGATTTAAATCGGGATGGCGACGAGCAGTTTCAGCAATGTTGTTCCAATTGATTGACTTCTTGGGATAGGGACCACCAATAACATCTTTATCAAGTGCCATTAGTGCTACGATATCATTCGGATCAAAGTGAATGTCCGAATCGATAAACATCATGTGTGTAAAATCTGTGCGTAGAAACTCATCTACCAAATAATTTCTTGCTCTTGTGATGAGTGATTCGTTGAAGAGAAAAGAAAACTTTGTTTCAATGCCATAACGAATCATAACGGTTTGAAGATCAAGGCACGACTTCATGTATAGACCGTGATTCATTCCACCATACATCGGTGTGGCAATGAACAGTTTGTTTTTTCTTAGTTGTTCAATATCGACTTGTATTTGCATAATCTATCCATAAAAAAGAGTGAGAACACATAATATATATGTTCTCACCCCACCAGTTTCTAACCTATTTTAGGCAAATGCTTCTGCTCCAAGAACAGCATGTGCCATAGCAACCATTTCTTTAGTTGGCTTGCCGAGTTTGTAGTAAGTGATACGGCGACCATCAGCAAGAGTTTTCTTGTTGGTGTAGATGCAGTAACCTTCAGCACGAAGTTCTTCAATGCGGGCACCAACATTAGCGATACCAAAACGGGCACGTGCTTGTGCGGCAGTCAAAGTATTGTAAGGACCATCCTTAGAAAGGAACTTTAGAATTTTCTCTTTAGCAGACATTCAATTTACTCCATAAAAATTAGTCGCACAAAAAATAAAAAGAGTAGAGGCGACTTTTCTCTACATTCTTAACATTATATAAAAAAAGAGAGAGTGTGTCAACACTCTCCCTGGTAAAAGTGAACTATTACCTTAGAACGGCTGTTCGTCAGAAGTAGTTACCGATGATTCGTCAGAGGCAGCTGGTGCGGCATTTGGATCGATACCTGCATCAATCTTAGTGTACAGATCAAGGAAGGTAATCTTAGTATCAGCATCAAAGCGATTCAAGCAATACTCAATTGCCTTTTTCTTATCGCCGTAGATACCGAAAGTTTTGACAATGTGTACCAGACGGCGGGTCGAAATAACCTCATCACAGCCACCATCAGCAAAGGTATTACGAATCGTATTTGCCCAAGTGACTAGGTTCTTGGCAAAGACTTCATCAGTAGAACCGATCTGACCTACCGACGCTAGTTCTTTGACGATAATCTTTTCTTCAATACGTGCAGGTGGCCATTCTTGCTCCATTGTATTTGGGAAACGTTCAAGAAACGCCTCATTCAATACATTGGTAAACATATAGCGACCATCTTCAGAACCTTTACCTTTTGTGTTAGCAGTAGCGAACACAGTAAAGCCAGGCGCAGGTGTAACAAGTTCATTCTTTTTCTTTAGCAAGAATGGCTTACCCTCAAGTACCCGTTGTAAGCACGACAAATTTTGTGCGCCGTAATCAATCTCATCAATACAGAGTACAGCACCTTGGCGGGCTGCTACAGTCACAGGACCGTCACGCCATTCCATCTGACCGTTGATCAGAACATAGTTACCAAGCAAATCACTCTCATCGGAATCTGGTGTCATTGATACGCAAACGAATTTGCGTTTTGCTTTGGCACAAGCCTGTTCAATACTCATGGTCTTACCGTTACCAGATTGACCAGTGATGAACACAGGGAAGAATTGTTTTGATTTCACAATTGACAACACATCTTCAAAGTTGCCAAAAGGAACATAGTTGTCATATTGAGAAGGAACCAGATTCTCAAGTTCAAGATCAGTTGTCACATTGGCAATGCGATTACCTTGAACAGGCTCAGGCTTTGTCATAGGGATTACTTGTGCCACCATATTGATAGCTGGTGCTGCTGGTGCGGCTTTGGAGAAGCCAGGAACACGGAACACACCACGCTTGATGCGATATGATTCATCTTTGGTATACCATTGTGGCCATTTCAATCCAGTCTTTTCCACGATAATACGAATATCGTCAGTGTTAACTTCTGACTTACCGGTTGTCAAAAGAGCATCAAGAAACAGCTGGCGTTTTTCAGAACGACTTGTCATAATATAAACTCTCCATCACATTAGGAACTACTATTATAAATGGAACCCACCACTCTGTCAAGTGGTGGTGTGTTATCAAACTGCTATCATACCGATGAAACGTGATACCAGAACACGATTGACTTGGCGATTCTTGGTATACTTACCAAATGCTTTAGTCAAAGTCGTTGTGGTAACTTTTGTTGGTGTTTCAAAGTCTTCATCTTCAATACTCAAATCACCACCACCTGGCAAAATGAAGAATGATTCATAGCCAGGGTTTCTTGATTCAAGGAACTTATCTTTGCGAATCAATTTGATATACTTGGCATATGTTTCTTTGATCTGAAGATAGTTTTCACGTGGTGATTTACGCAGTTCATCAAGTTCAGCATTGAACAAACGACGGCGTACAGCATTTTTCATATTGTAGTTTGGCGACAAATAGAAGCCGATGATTTTCACACCACTTGTTTTTGTCAACCAATTACTAATAGCGATACGAATACCATCATCACCTTCAGATACCTCTTGCTGAATTTTGTTTTTCTTATCACATAGAAAAACGTTCTGATAACTTGGATTGAAGAAGTTTCGGTTGTTTGAAATGCTCGCACTCTCAGTCAGATTGTGATACGAATTGATATCATCAGCATCACCATCGTGAACCACACACAAGTTTACAATATCAAGATTGTTCACAGTGCGGAAATCTTTGATAATTGATTGACAAGCAATCATCGCCTCAGTCAACGGTGTATTGGACAGTGAATCGGATTGTGGGCGATAAAAATTAGTACCTCTAGAATAACGACCACCTGACCAAGCATTCATGAGACACAGAATATTCTTTGTTGCCTTAGAAAATTCTGAGTTACTCATCTTTGAGTTAATTAACTCACGAAGATACACCGAAGACAAGTGCATCTCACGATTGTTTTCAGAGAAGCAACCATAAGATTTACCTGTACCAGGTTCTTCACGGTAGTCAATCGTTTCACGAACATGATCAGCATTACCGAAACCATACGCCGCAAATGGAATGTTTACTTTGCGGCAGAAGGTAGCCAACACAAGTATCTGTTCATATGATGCACCAAGGTTCTCTGACATTGAACCAGACTTATCAAGCAACAAAATCAAGCCGTGCGATTTACCTTTAGGCACACGCATAACTTTTTTGAAAATGTTATCGTCAATCTGATATTTGAAAACACGGCTTACATCAATGTCACCAGTTGACGATGTTTTAGCTTTAGAAAACTTATCGGCAGCCTTACGCATTTCAAATTCTTTTGCCAACAATGAAATGAATCGTTCGTTCTTACGACGAAAATCATTGTACAAAGTATTGGCAATTGATTCGTAGTCAGAAGGTCGTTGTTTTGAAAACTCTTCAGTCAGAACTTCCTGTACACGTTTTGCTGGTGTGACAATCTTTGCAAGATTCGGTTTAGGAATGTCAATGTAAACATACTCACGTGCTTGTTTGGCAATGAGTTTGTTTTCATTCTGACGGAAGTTTTCATCAGTCTCACACCGTGGTTCAGAAGTTTGATCCTCACGTACACTTTGTGATTCTTTGGTACGATTTATACCACTTTTGTCTTCACCATCAACATCACCCTCTTCATCCGATTCTTCATCAGCACTTGATGCTGATTCTTTTTCTTGATCGCCATCTTCACCTTCGGCTTTAGTCTTGGACTTTTGTTCGCCTTGACCATCAGTCTCAGCATCACCCTCATTTGAACCGGGTTCTGTTTCGTAATCTTCATCACCCTCATCATACTCAAAATTATCTTGAGGTGTATTAGTCTGAGACTGTTCTTCTTTTGAATATTCCCAAATTTCATTAGTGACTTTGAGAACATCATCCCATGTTTCGCAAGCCTGAACACGTTCAACGAAAGCCTGTTCAGTCGCATTGAATACAACAGGTAAGGTGTAACTGGATTTACTGTAAAGATTCAATCGATCAATGAATGTCATATGATTATAATCACGACCATTCAGACCAAAGAAGTCTTTGTCCATGAGTTC